TTGCAGAATATGTTGCTTATGAATTTGGCTATCAATGCAAAATATGAGATTCGGCAAGAGACAAGAGGGTTATCTGTTTCTGTCGCTCGTAACGGAGATTGGGTATTCAGATATTCTGATTGGAATAATCTTGAACAAACTGAAAAAGTAGGAGATGGAGTTGTTACTGGAAAAGCCGATTTCTGTATGTCGGTTGGCGAAAATAAACAAATTTCATGGCATATACGTAGTGTAACTGTCGGTACGTTCACATATACGGCAACAAGTGTTGTTCCTGCATCTAGACCAAGCATTACAATTCGTGTTCCAAATTCTAGTGGAGAGATCATCTATCAACGAGAAAGTGTACAAGGAAATATCTCAGAAGCTATCAATCGTACAGTGGACTTGAATTTATCAGGAACATTGGGAACAGGTAAGAGTACAGATTGGATTCAGTTCTTATCTATATACAATGACTGGGTAGTGGATGATGAAACAAACTTATACGTTCAATTCCAAAACAATAACGTGGATAATGTTCCAACGTGCTAGGAGGTAGCTTATGGCAGTTGTAGATAAAGATATATGTAAAGCTTGCGAGGACTTACAAGCCTATGCACCTGAATTTGTTATAAAAGGTGTAACAGATACGATGTGTGCAAATCTAGAAGCCAATCAAGGATTGATGAACAAAGGCAGAAAGAATTGCACAGATATTCATAATGCTATTGATTGTTTGGTTGGTGGAATGGCAGAAAAGGCACAATCCTATGACCCATGCAAACCGAATCAACCAATTGAAGATTTAGCAAAAAACGTTATGCACGTAATGGATATGTTGGCTTGTTCAGATTGTGGACAGTGGGAACAAATCGAATTGATTTGGGAAGAAATTCAAAAGATATGGGATGCTATTCACGCTTTGGAAGATGCTTTAGGCGATGCAAACGGAAACATCAGTAAGATTCAAAACGCTTTGATTAAACTTCTTACAAACATGAGAAATGCAGGATATTGGGAAGCATCAGGAAATATCTTAGACGGAAATGTGAAGTCAGGAGTTGGAGTAGCTTATGGAACGATGAATCACTTTGGTGGTACTGCCGATGGAAACTCATATATCCGTACAAATACAGGGCAAACAGAAAACGATACTGTTGGAGGTATCTAATGGCATGGAACACATTTTGGGGTGCATATGATAATACAGGTCCATTTTCAAATGTTGTGCTAGGTGGAGACCCTAGTGCAACTGGACCATTTGGCATTCCTTTAACAGATGCTCATAATGCAGGATTTGGACAAGGGATTGAGTTTACGGATAATGGAAACTATGGAGTTACTTTTAAACTGAATTTAGTTGGATATGCAGTAAATGATTTGCAACAGTATGTTCCAAACTTGCACTACGTTCCTTTTGGTGGAACATACGATTATATACTGATTGTTTCAACTTCAAACAATAATCAGGCTTCTTGGAATCAGATTTTCAACGCTAAGATTTTTTCTCATCCTGGAGGGGCAAATCTATGCTACGGAGCAAATTGGCACGTAATCGCACAGTCTAGTCAATGGTCAGGATTTTTCCAATTACCAACCGATACAACACACGTAAAGATTGAGCTACGAGGTGAGGATGCAACTTTACCACATGAAAATATATATTCCATTCAACAGATTATTCCTGAATTTAAGCCTTGGGCAATTCGTAAAGCAAAACAATGGAATTCTTTAAATAGACCAAGTGGATTCTTCCATATTCGTAAATCAGGACAATGGGAAGATAAATCAATCATGAGTGGTAGTGAAACAGGACAAGTCAATCAAGGAACATCGAGGATAAGAAAAAATAACAACTGGGTTGGACAAGGAAAGGTAGGTAACTAATGATACCTTATTTTGAAATCCTAGAATTTGGCAATGTAAAGAAACGTTTTCAATTATCCTTATCAAATATATCTATGTCTAACGAAATGATGTCTACACCTACGATAGACATTGATGGAGTAGCCGAATTACTTCCTTATTTGAGAGGGAGAAAAGAAATTCGTATTTATACAGAAAATGCCATTTTCTATTCCAATACACAGTCTATAAACGTGAACACAAATACTGGTGTATTAAGTATTTCTTGTTCTCATGTCATCAAGGAATGGGAATACAGACAAGTGCCTACAAACTATGCCACGAAAGATAAGACGATACCTCAAATCTATGAAGATGACGAGATGAAATATTCAAATGAATGGATTATGAGCTTTGATGAAAAAGCATCTCAAGAAGTCATCGATTATGTGTATTCAAGGCAAGATAAACTCAGTGCCTTAACAAGAACGTGTGAATTAACACCTGATTTATTTTGGCGAGTTCCTTTAACCAAGGATAAACGAATTGAAGTAGGTGTTTTTGGAGAGAAGAAAAATTACACTGTTTCTTTAAGACCAAGTGGCAAAACCAATATTCATATTTTAGAAGAACCTGAAATCAACGAGGATTGGTCGAACGTTATCAACTTGGCAACAGTGTATGCGAATAAATCAGACAGTGGAATGTCCTCGTTATCTTTAAGAGAGGTATATAACGATACATCCTTACAAGACCCTAACTTTCCAGTTGTGATTATTCGTAACAATATCAATAACGAACGTGATTACAACTATATCGATTATCCAAAACTAGCACCAAACAACCAATTGGAATATGCAGTTATCGATACAGAATCCGTTGCAATGGAAAGTGGATTGTTTATTGAGGGAACGTTTGCTTTTGACGATTTAAACCCTTTCTCATTGGAAGAAGATGTAGAAGATGAAGAAGAACCAGTAGGAAGTGGTAACTGGTCTCCTCAAGGCTTTATAGATGAGTATAATGGACAATCTATTGATATGGATGGAGTTCCACCTGAACAACCTTATCAATGTGTTGATACATTCAAAAAATGCCTTGAAATCATTGGTTATCCAAATCCATCTAGAGCCATTGGTGGTGATGGGTATGCATGGAATATTTGGTTTAACAGACAATCCCTAGGATATGATGCGTATTTTGATTATCCAAGCACACCTCAGTTTGGAGATTGGGCAATCTTTAATAAAGCAGGAGATACACCTTATTCTCACGTAGCTATGTTTGTTTCTGATAACGGAAATGGTACTGCACAGTTCTTTGGACAGAATCAACCTCAACCATATTGCACAGTTACTTCTATATCGACTGCAAATATCTTAGGTTGGTTGCGTGTAAAACCTGAGTTTTGGCAAGGAACATACAATCCTGAATCAGGCAATGGTGTTAAGAACATTACCGATGAGGACAGAATCAAATGTGCCAAGGCAGTGTACGATGCTACGATCAAAAAACTAATCTATGCTCGTAGAAAATATCAAATCAC